GACGAAATCAGTGCAGTAAAATTAGATCAAGCGGCAGGCAAAATTGCAACAGTTAAATTTAGCCGCTATTCAGCCCATCTCACAACTGAGAATATTGTTTCAGAGACCGCCCGCTTAGCTCACGCAGTGAGGATGGCTCAGTTGTACCGCCTGGAAAGGGACGATCTGCCTTTTTACAGGCCCAGCAGTCAGTGAGGAGGATGTATTGCTACGGCTATAGATATGGCGAAGTTCCATTGCCAAAACTTGGAATCGTCAAAGAAGATGCGACCTGGGAAATAAAAGAAGGTCAAGATCTTGCCTATAGGCCGCCGGCCTTGGTGGACATGGGTCCCCATGTGCTGGGAGTAGCGATACCCACCCCGGATAAGTCCGACCGGGATACTATGATTGCTGGGAGCAGAAAGAGGATAGCGGCTAATCCTCCCACACCTGAAGATGAGCTTCTCCAAGAGCTCACTGACTTCGTGAACAGGTGGTGTGTAAAGAACCTCACCCCTTTGCGTCCTGATTCAGACACATCGGTTGAAAATTGGTTGGAGGGTGCGAAGTACCCAGAATGGCGTAAGAAACAACTACTGAATAAGTGGAAGAACGTCAGGTCCATCTGGGATAAACGAGTGTACCTTAGGTGTAAGTGCTTCATGAAAGATGAATCCTACGCGGCTCCGGAGTGGAAGCATGCGCGGGGGACATTTTTTCATCTCATTGAGCAAGAGCTCTTTAAACACCCTGCATTCATTAAATATGTGCCTGTTGCTGAACGAGCCAAATATATAATGGAGAGGATCTATAGAGAGGGCGCGACGTATATTGCTACAGATTATACGACGTTTGAAGCCCTCTTTATACGACGCCTTATGGATGCATGCGAATTTGTTCTATATTCGCACATGGTACAATTCCTGCCCGAGGCCAGAGACTTTGATCGGCACATGAATGAAGTCCTGGGCGGGAAAAATGTATGTACGTTCAAGTGGTTCGTCCTACGTCTTTTTGCGACGAGGATGTCTGGAGAAATGTGCACGTCTCTTGGAAATGGCTTTTCCAACCTTATGTTACTTCTGTTCGCCTGTGAGAAAAGCGGATGTGAAGTCATACCGTGTGTCGAAGGGGATGATGGCGTAGCCCGTATAGAGAAAGGGCCGCCACCCACCGCAGAATTTTTTGCGCGCTTAGGTCTCATCATAAAGCTTGTGAAGCATGATGAATTGGAGACCGCGTCATTTTGCGGGTTAATATTCGACATTGAAGACTTGAAGAACGTTGCAGATCCGAGGAAGATTCTTGCATCGTTTGCGTGGTGTGCAAATCGCTACGCTAATGCCCGAGGAACAATATTGAAACAGCTCCTTCGCTGTAAAGCGATGAGTCTAGCTTATCAATATCCAGGCTGTCCGATAATTTCAGCGCTGGCAGATTATGGTTTGAGAGTAACGGAAGGAGTTCGCATCAGCAAGCAGCTCCTGGAAGCGTTCTGCCATGATTTGTGGAAATGGTCTGAAGAGACCTGCGAGACCTTAACAGAGTGGCGTGAAGCCGCTCGTCGTGGACAGGGAGCCTTAGAGCGCGCAACGATTGGCGCTGTGAGACTAGCTGCGCTTTTAGCCACTAGAGTAGGTCTGCGGACCCGGAACTTAGTGGAAAAAGTGTTCTCAATCACTGTAGCACAGCAACTACAAATTGAGAAATACCTGCACGATAAAGAAGACATGACACCTTTGAATATACCAGTAATAGAATTCCCAGCTAACTGGTATTTGTACTATCAAATGTACTGTCTTCCGGTCCACACGGGGGTGAGGATCTCTTACCCCGGCCCGCTATGGAATAGGCGGGCGGATGCTGCTCCGGAGTGGTGATCCGGGGCAGCACCCTGCTGGCGTTTGTATGGACGCACCTAACCAGTAAATACACCCTATCGGCC